CTTCTCCGTCTAGGGATGAACGCATTGCAACGCGGGCTAAACATTTACCAATGGCATTAGGTAGGTTTAATAAAACTAAGTTGTTACGATCTGGAACATAGATTAAATCTTGGTCCTTATCGTGGTAACGAATCATTGTGATATAAGGAGAGCTATTTGCATAGTTCCTGTTTGTAATAATTTGATTATAGAACTCTGGATACTGCATTGCTAGAGTCTCTGCATCGGTATTCATTACTTGAGTAATTGAGATACAGCGACCAAAGCGGTCCATCTCAGGATAGACACCAAAAGGATTTAATAGACGGATTCTAGGATTGTTTGTTTCATAATCCATCTCTACCATTGCTGGTAGCATTCCATAAGTATTAAACCAATCAGCACCCTGATACATCTGAATCTGTAACTCTGAGCCTGATACAAAGTAGTTTGCAATACGAGTTCTAGTATCTGCTGCCTTGCGTGCAGAGTCTGAAACCATATTGGTAGCAGCGCAGTTAAATGATGGTAGTGGTGCCATTACCTCTGCTAGGTCGCGTGCAGCTACATCTACGAAGTTAGCAACCAGAGGTTTTGGGTATTCCTCAGAGAACATAGCAGGATAAACCTTGCTTATATCTCCTTGGCGCACAGATAGCACGTCACGCATACGCTGATCACGCGCTGAGTACTTAGTCTGTAACCGTGATACCTTAGCAATAACCTCTTTGGTTGTAAGCATTTATCCTTACTTCTTTTTCTTAAGTTTAATTACTGGCTTCTTCTTAAAGCCTGGTAGTTTAACGTCTGTATCTCCAGGATACTTTTTGTTCTTAGAAGGCACTTTCTTCTTCTTAGTAATAAAATCATCAAGCGTTGGCTTATTTGGCATTATTTCTTTTTGCCCATCTTCTTAGTAGCAGCTTTCTTCTTAGCCAACTTAGCGGCCTTCTTACCTTTTGGCGTATATGGGAATTCCATTTTTCCTACTTTTGGCATAATTGCTCCTTAGATGAATTGACGTTGTTGTTCTGCTAACAGCTCGTCTATGTTTACTACTAGACGCTTGCCTCGTTCGTAGCGAGACAAAAATGGATTCTTTAGATGGTGTGTGGTATGTATTCCGTTATTAAGCCATTCTCTAGCTTTAATCTCACAGAACCATAGAGCCATCACCATATCGGTCTTACCCTTAGTAGTGGGTGACCAGGTAATAAGTTGTTCTATTAAAGCCTTGACATTCTCGGTTTGATCTGATGGGAGATGAATAATGTTATCTCTGTGGTGCTTACCATCGGCTTGCTTAGTTCCAAACAAGGTTGACATAGAAGCTACACCAAAGCCTGCATCCCATTTGTTATTACCAGTATGATGTTCTCTAAGTACTGTTCCCTTAGATGCAAGGAACTGTCTGATACCTTCATCCTGAGTTAGGAAGGACTGGAAAGCGTTACGCTCTACTACCCATTCAGCAGGAGCATAGACGTTAGTCCAATCAATAATCAACTGTCTAATCTGAGCAGGTGTTGGTCTAGTAATCTTGATAGCATCTACAATGTAGCGCTTATGAGTAACACGATCTACGCCGTAGCAGATAGCGGCGGTATCACCAACCATTGCAGGGTCTAGTCCACATACAAAAGAAAAACCAGTTAAATCTTTAGGATGGCCTGGGGCTCCCATCTGGAGCCTACCTGATTTACGCATACCATCAATAGAGCCCTTTACACATACAGGGTCAAAGGTGGCATCATCTGAAACATCTTGCTGCTGATAAACTAAAGCCCAAGTCTGAGCATCCATAGCTTGACGTTCTGCATAGAGATGCTTACCGTTCCAGCGAGGATATAAACCCTCTTCGGTCTTATCAGAGTCTTTCTGCCCATCAAAGGGTTGGTCTGAGTTAGGCCAGAGAGTTACCCACTTGGTGGGGTCCTCATTGGTTTCAAGTAATGCTGGCATTGCCAGATATGTCCAAGGGACCAGACCACCAGGGTATCTATCAGGAGAGCGTAGTTCTTTGTATAAGTCTACAGAGGCAACGCGGGTTCCGATAACAATTAACTTACCAGTAGGGTTAAGACGGGATCTAACATCTTGGGTAAGCCATCTAATCTGCTTTTCAAATTCATTTGCATTCTTTAAGGTAACAGCATCATCAACAATAATCATATCGGCACGCTTACCGTATATCTGACCGCCAATACCTACAGCTTCTAGGTTTGGGTCCTTCTCAGATGATTCTCTGAGCTCATCACCAAAGGTGACTCTAGTGGTAGTCCAGGTAGCAGACTTAGAGTTAAAGCCGACACCAGCAGCATAGGCTTGCTGTAGGGTCTCATACATTGGATGGGTAAGGCGCTGCTTGATAGCATATAGGAAATCTGCTGCAAGCTGCTGAGTCTGGGATACTATCAGGACTCTAAAGTTAGGATTCTGGACTATCTTCCAAGTTACATAATCTACGGTAATTGTAATTGACTTGGCGTGATTCGGAGGGATGTTGATAAGGATACGGTTACTTGCTAGACCCTTTTCAAACTTCATAGCGGGATGGTGCCAAGAAGGGTCCCTACCCTCTATAACATCTGCCAGGTTCTGCTGGTGAGGAAAGGTAGTCTGATGAAGGAACTTCTGGCGGAACTCGGCAAAGCCGAGGTCGTGGACATCGGTAGCTGCAAAGTTCTTAGAGCGCAGCCCTAGGCGGGTTCTATCAACTTTATCTGCGAAGACCTTATCGGATCTACGGTAGTATTCATAAGTCTTCATAGACTTACCAGCTTCACCGCAAGCCGTCTCTATAGTCATACCCTCTGCTACAGCGTTAAGGATTACCCTCTTAGCTATATCAGCAGTGTTATTAGAAATAGCAGGCTCCTAAATTATAGATAGATTACACCCAACTAAATGAGGCGACTTGCGCCTCGTCATCGGGCTTGGCGCCCGAACGAGTCACAACGAAGTGAGGGGTAAGTCCGCTACAGCCCTTAGAGGGGCGTAGCGTCAGCGTAGCCCGCAGTAAGCTACAACCGTTCCGCTTACTGCTCCTATACTGTATTAGGCGGGAAAAAATAGTCATTTCCCGCTTTCTTTCTAAAAATCTTTATTTTGTGGTAAACATCACAATTAAATACGGACAAACTAGGACACTAGATGATCAAGGTTCACTTTAGGAAAAAAACTTTGTTGGGGTACATACTATACATACCTACAGTATTAAACAGGGCGGGGTCCGCGTTTTCTACGCTCGCAGACTTGCGCGGGATAGTGCTAAGCGTGGGGAATTGTGGTGACTTGTGGTAGATATTGGAGGGAGGCCTACCACATCGGCAGACCCTCGCCCCTAATAATTCTCCGAGCTCTAGTTAATAAACCGCTATCCGATAGCCCTGCCCTGCCCTGCCTTGCCCTGCCCTATCTGCTCACCCGTTGCCCTGCCTGGATCTATTGCAGGAGCCAGGCCTTAGATCCTGCCAGGCCTTGCGATACTTGGAGAGCTGTTAGAGCCTGGACCCTGGACCGATAAGGCCGACAGCTCCAGCCCGACACGCTTGAAAAATTTATCCTTGGCCTACTTGACGGGATAGATTAGCCTCGTCTATTCTCTCCCTATGGCCTGGCAGATCGCCAGGCCTAGACAGGAATTTATGAAAACTTTCATCAAGTGTTGCGATCATACTTTCATCAAGCAAGGCTGCTCCTGCCATCGTTGCAGCGGCAATTCTTGCAATTTCATCGCTGTTAAATTAGCTTCAATATTCAAGGATAATCAAGTGCAATTTATATCCAGATTAAGCGTTGATGAATTCGAGCTATTCACCGCCGATCTAATTGATGCCCTGGATATCTTAATTGAAGAGTGGGGCAATTAACTATGAATAAGACAATTTCAACAGATACACCTAACGCTTGGATCGGTTGCCTAAGCTGCTACAACAGCGGGACCCTATTCGGCAAGTGGGTAGAAGGCACACAGGCAGCAGATCTAGAAGCTGCAGGCCTGGCTAAGGTTGAGACGGTAGGAGACTATACCGCTGCGCGTTGCGTGCGCTGTTTTGGTGATGAATTCTCGGTGTTAGATCACGAAAACTTTCACGGGTTTATCAAGGGAGAGTGCTCCACAGTAGAAGCGCAAGAAGCGGCGGAGCTAATCGAGAGCATACAGCGCCAGGGAATAGATATCGCTGCCGCTAGCGCCTGGATCTCTTTCACGGGCCAGGAGTGGGATCTAAACAGCTTCGAGGACAGCTACCAGGGAGAGCGCGACAGCTTCCAGGACTATGCGGAGGAGCTAGCGCGAGAGCTTTACGGGGATCAATTAGACGCGGCCCGCTGGCCCTTCTCCTGCATTAATTGGGAGCACGCGGCGCGGGAGCTCTCCTACGATTACCACACAGAGGAAGCTCCAGGCGGCGGCGTGTTTATATTCAGGAATTGCTAGGCCTGGACTATGGCCCACGGGATACCGTGGGCTGTGGCCTAAGCCTAGCGGCTAGGCCCTGGCAGATCGCCAGGGAATTGAGAGAGGGAGAAAGTATGGACACGATTACAGAAACAGGCGCGGCTACAATTACAGCCAGCGCCGAGAGTGTTAGAGAGCTATTAGCTGGAGCTGCAACACAGGCCCACGCTAAGGAGGATCTACCTGCGCTTAATTGCGTGAAGCTCTACAGCGAGGGAGGCAGGCTCTACGCTGTTGCCACAGATCGCTATCGCCTAATTGAAGGCAGCATAGAGGCAGAGATAGAGGGAGAGCTGGCGGCTACTGTGCTGCGCCTGTCTGATGTTAAGCGTATCCTGGAGCTATTGAAAGAAAAGCGCCTGGACCGTATGCCTGTGCAGATTAACCGCGTGGGAGATCTGATTAGCGTGGCTGTGGCTGGCAATAGCGCAACCGTGCAGGCGTGGGAGTGCAGCTACCCGCCGCACGCTCAACTATTCCAGGCGGGCGATACTGTCCCTGTCGGTGAGATAGCGTTTAACCCTAGCTTTTTTGCAGATTACTCTAAGATAGAGAAGCTGGCAGGCAGAAAGTCCAGCGCTGGCGTGAAAGTGTCTTTCTATGGAGAAAGAAAGCCTATTGGGATCCACTTGAACGGGGATAAAGTATCCTGGCGGGCCTTGCTTATGCCTATGAGGACAGCTTAGGGCCGTGCTGTCGCGCTCTTTCTTTACGGGGAGAGCGCGGCGGCCTGGATCTAATCGGATACCAGGAGAGAGAGGGAGAGTATGACGATAGAGAAGCTGTATTCGGGTGCGTGGCGTATCTGTGGCGTGGTAGAGGGAGAGAGCGATCACTACTTTCTAAACCGCGTGTATTATGGTTATACCAAGCGCCAGGCTATTAGGTTATGGAATAAGCAAGTGAGAGAGGAGGCGGGCAAGTGATTAGAGTTAGAGATAATTCAGAAGAATTAGGCAAGGCTTTCGATAGAGTTATGAGGGAGAGAGCGAAGGAGAAGCACGACTTTGTGCCTATGTCTGTCGGAGGTATGGAGAATATCTGCGATAAGTGTTATCACCATAAGGATAAGGGAGCTCATAACGAGAAAGAGGAGGCGAGCAAGTGAGCCTTGACTTTATACTAGAGCGCCTAACTAGCGTGCAGGTGGGAGGCTTTTGGGCCTTAATGCAAGTTATTATCTACGCTCTAGTAATCTATCTAGGGCTAGTAATACTAAGCAAGATAACCGATAAGAGGGAGAGAGAGGGCAAGAAATGAAAGAGCACTACTTTATAGTCAAGTGGAGTAAGGCAGAAGGGTGGGAGATAGATCCCGCAACGGAGGAAGTGCGCTTCCCTGACGGAACAGTATGGAGCGGACAAGAGTGGGAGCTTCCCTATCTAGGAGAGGGAAGGTTTAACGATAATAATGACCTAGTAGCAGAGGATTTACAGGTAATCCTTGACTACGCTAATGAGAGAGAGGGCAAGTAATGAATATAAACCTGATAGACCATAACGATACTGAGTGGGAGAGAACGATAGCGATTACCTATCAAGGCAATAGCTATCTAATCAACTTATCTTGGTCAATGTATAATGGGTATGAGATAAAGGGCTTTGATAAATTGCCTGAGAGCTTGCGTAATCAATACGAAAGCAAATATGACCTAGCAAGTGAGTTAGATGAGGCTACCTATGCTAAGGCATACAACAAGGAGGAAGCTAATGTCTAAGATGAAATATAAGCTACCTAAAGGGGTAGAGCTGGAGATACTAGACTATGACGCGGAGCGTAAAGACCGCCAAGATAGCGCGTTCTATACTTGGGGAGATACGAGTGATGTAGCTCTACTCACCTATCAAGGGCGAGAGTATCGCGTGGTATGTGTAGGAGAAATGCGTATCCTCTACAAGGGGGAGATAATTAGATACTGCGATGATCTAGTAAGGGCAGGTATCAAGCGCGATAAAGACCTGAGCAAGATAGATGATAGCGGAGGAGAGTGGATAAATAACTCTTGGTTCGAAGTCTATGACTATGGCTCTAACGAATACACAGGCGAGGTCTATCACGAAGTCAAAGACGCTATTGAAACAGTAGCTAATTGGATAGTAGATGAGGAGCTAGTCAATGTCTAAGATGAAAGAGTATCTATTAGACCAATACGAGGACAAGATAACGCCAGAGATAGATGACCTAATCAAGATGAAAGAGGAGGAGGAAGGTAATGAATAAGGAATACTATCAAGCTAAGGCAGACCTATGCCGCAACCTTGCCATAAAGCAAATGGTGGAGGGGGAGGCTGGCGAGGCAGGTGCTAACCTAGTTCGTATGGTCAATGCCCTAAATCAAATCAATTTAATCAACTACAAGGAGGAGAAGGATAATGAACGACTACACAATAACGCTGGTCTATGATCTATTAAATATCACAACAGTTATCTATGCTGATGATGAGGAGCAGGCTAAGCGATACGCTTTACAGAAGCTAGATGAGAACGGAATAAATCTAGGAGAGCCAATAGAATATCAACTAGAATTAGAAGGGAGTTTCGCGGTATGAAACCTGTTAAGTTCTATGAGATAACAGAGAAAGAGGGCCAAGACGCGGTGTGGGGTGGCGCTAGTGCTACTGAAGCGGTGGAGTGGTTCAGAAGGGGGCTAGATAGGAGGGTCTTTGTCTCTATTTGGAACGAGGAAGATCCTGAAGAGCCCGTCTTAATGGTTGATAAAATTGAGGTTAGCACCTTAATCCTAGCTACCATAATAAGTGAGAGGGGGAGAGGATAATGTTATTTCTAGGCGTAATACTTATGACTATCCTTGCCTACCTGCTCATAGTATGGGAGGATAAGCTCAATGAAAACGATAGATAAACGCAGAGCCTACTCTGAGAAGCGAGCTGTATGGCTACGCAACTATCAGAGGGCTAGGGCAAGGGCTTTAACAC